AAGAATTCAAGAAAAAAATAATATCGAAACCGGAACTGATGATAATCCGGATGCTAGTTTTGAAAGTGTTGATCAGATTGTAACAGAGCAATTACTTAATATTGACTCAGACAATATCGATGCAAAAACTCTACTAGCAATTTACAATAGTCTATAAATGCTAAAACTTAAAAATATAACTGTAAAAAATTTTCTATCAGTAGGTAATCAGACACAGGCCGTGGATTTTGACAAAGAGCAACTGACATTAGTGTTGGGTGCAAACTTAGATCTAGGCGGAGATGACAGCGGTAGTCGAAATGGCACGGGCAAGACTACCATTGTTAACGCACTGAGTTATGCACTGTACGGCCAGGCATTAACTAACATTAAAAAAGAAAACTTAATCAATAAGACCAACGGCAAAGGTATGCTAGTCACGGTCGAATTTGAAAAGAATAATATGCTATATCGCATTGAACGAGGCCGAAAGCCCAATGTCATGCGACTGTTTGTCAACGATGCTCAACAAAAATCAGCCAATGATGATGATGACAGCCAAGGCGACAGCAGAGAAACCCAACGGTATATTGATACTATGTTGGAAATGTCGCATACTATGTTCAAACATTTAGTTGCACTGAATACCTACACAGAACCTTTCCTGTCAATGCGGGCTGCTGAACAACGAGAAGTTATCGAACAGCTACTTGGTATTACAATCTTAAGTGAAAAATCAGAAAAACTAAAATTAGAAGTCAAGTCAATTAAAGACACCATTCAAGCAGAAACTTTTAAGATTGAAAGTATAAAGAGTGCAAACGATAATGTACAAAAAAGTATTGACAGTCTTGTAATCAAAAGCAAAGCATGGGAAACTAAGAAAGATAACGACCTTGAAAGTTTTGGCAAAGCAATATTGCAATTAGAAAGTGTAGATATCGAAGTTGAATTGCAGTCTCACATTGCATTAAAAACTTGGGACGAAAACAATACTAAAATACGTAACTTAAACAAACAGCGAGCAACATTAGATTCTGCAATTGGACAAGCTGAAAAAACTGTTAAGAAATACGAAAAAGAATTAGAAAGTCTAGCAAATAAAACTTGTCATGCATGTGAACAAGAATTGCACGACCATAAACACGAAGAAATGACCACTACTGCTGTTCATCATCTAGGTGATGCGATGAAATACTTTGATAAAGTGTCGCAAGATCTTAAGAAGATTGTAGAGGAATTAGGCACGGGAGAGATGCCGCCTAAGCCCAACACGTTTTATGAAACTGAAGCAGAAGCATTGGGGCATAAAAACAACTTAGACAACCTAGAAAGAGAATTAACCAATAAGTGTGATGAACACAATCCGTATGACGAACAGATTGAAGAATTAAAGAAAACTGCCATTCAAGAAATTAAATGGGACGCAATCAATGAACTTGTTAAATTACGAGATCATCAAGAATTCTTGTTAAAGCTATTGACAAATAAAGATAGTTTTATCCGTAAAAAGATTATTGATCAAAATTTAACGTATTTGAACAAACGATTAGGGTATTATGTTGACAAGCTAGGATTGCCACATAAAGTAATATTCTTAAACGACCTAAATGTAGAAATTACTCAATTAGGGCAAGATTTAGATTTTGATAATCTAAGTCGAGGCGAAAGAAATCGATTGATTCTATCACTAAGTTTTGCATTCCGCGATGTATGGGAAAATCTATATCAGAATATAAATTTACTATTCATTGACGAATTAATTGATGCAGGTATGGATGCAGCAGGCGTAGAAGCTGGATTAGCTGTTCTAAAGAAGATGGCCAGAGAACGAAATAAGAATATATACTTAATATCACATAAAGATGAATTAATCGGTCGAGTAAACAACGTTCTAAGAGTTATCAAAGAGAACGGTTTTACCAGTTACTCAAATGACGTCGACTACATTGAGGCATAGGGATAAATGTCTGCACTAGAGGAATATAAAGAAACGTATAATAAGTTTGTAACTATGTTGATAGATTTACATAATACCAACGTGCTTTATACTAGACAACAAAGTTTCAGAAACGCAGCAGATTTAAGAAGAATATTAAGACAACTCAAAGTTGTAGAAAAAGCTCTTTGGTCAGCTTCATTACAAGCATCTAAAGAAGCTGCACACATTGAGAAACGAGGAAGACCAAAAAAGGAAAGATGATATGACAACAACAACCGCACAACTACAAACAACATTTGCAGAATTCTTAGCAGAAGACGCAAAATTTACAGGTGGCAATTCGGCCGCCGGTACACGTTCACGCAAGGCTCTTGCAGAAGTTTCTAAACTAGTTAAGCTTCGCCGTAACGAAATTACTGCTGAAAAGAACGCACGTAAAGAAGCTAAGGCTGCAAAGTAATTGACTTGGGTCTATAAAGACTCTATAGTTAATGAACTACCTGATGATTGTATCGGTTTTGTATATTGCATTACCAATACAGTTTCAGGGCGCCAATACATTGGCAAAAAATTAGCAAAATTTAGTAAAACGACCTACAAGACTGTAAAGTTGAAGAACGGCACTAAGAAGAAAAAGAAAATTAGAAGTAAAATTGACAGCGACTGGCAGGAATATTACGGGTCCAGCGTTGAACTATCTAAAGACATAGACGCTTTAGGCAAAGATAAATTCACAAGAGAAATTCTCTATTATTGTAAAAGTAAAGCAGAAACATCTTACGTTGAGGCCCGCGAACAATTCGACCGCAAAGTATTAGAATCCGATGAATACTATAACGGACATATACAAGTCCGTGTACATGGCTCACACATTAAAACAAAAATTTAAGGCACCTTAAGCGGTACACAAGCAAGCGTCGGCTAACATCGGACGCCCTGAACCTGGACATCGTGTCACAGGGATGGAAATCTCTTGCCGCTAAGAGTACTCAACCACTATCCTTTACAGGACGTAAATCGCAAATTCGCCGCGGTATGGTTGTTTGAAGTAAGAAAAAAGGCAAAAGGAGGGGAGAAAAACCCCAAGTATATGAATATGTTAGTGTATATTCATATGCTGCCGTTGTATAAAGACGGAGCTCGTGGTACCGATCAACCGCCACTGTAACTGCTCTAACACTAAGTGATACATGTTCGACTCAGATAATGTTCAATTTCTTTGCCCAGCTTGGGCAAAGTGTGACTGAACGATCTAGATAATATTTAATCGCCCATGATATAAAAATTGCTTCAAGCGATAGCGCAGAAGCAAGTGAGCGTCTGCTCACTATAAATATATAAACTGTTGTCAGGAATAACATAATGAAATTCAATGATCTATTAAATGAAACTCAAGTTAATGAGTTAGGAATACTTAAAAATATTGGCGGAGCTCTGAATAAAATGCGATCCAATAGGCAAGCATCAAAGTTGCAATCAAAGGGTGCGTCTCATGCAGGGCGTATTGCTGATAATATTAGAGCTGAGTTTCAACAGATGGTAGGGGGTGGCATGGAACCTACATACCAAAACTTAATTGACTTCTTAGAAGATTTAGGTCTAAGTGATTTGGACACTATTCCTAATCCAGCAGGCGGTGCACCAAGTGTAGCAACTCCTCCTGAAAGAATAGATCCTACTATGGAAGCAGTAGCAGGTGGATTGAATAACATGCAAATTGATAAGATTATCAAAGATGCAGTTAGAAAAAATTATGCTAAAATAGTGGCTGCACAACAGGGCAGGAGTCGTCAACAAGTTGAACCTACTGGTGATGCTACTCCGGAACCAGCAGCGCCTGAGCAACCAGCAGCGCCTGAGCAACCAGCAGCGCCTGCTCCACAAGCTACTACTAAACCTGTTGCGCCGCCGACAATGACTGGTCCGACTCCTACAACATTAGATGGATTTAAGAAAATGTATTCAACTTTAGATCCAAAAGAACGGGCAGCATTACGTGATCAGTTGGATATAATTGACGATCAAGACAGACTAGCTAGCGGAACAAACGAAAGTATCAGTCAACCGTTTGTTAGCAAGTTCCTGGGTATTGCACTATAATTAAAAGAACGGTAATTTAGTTTTGTTAGTTGTTTCTAAATTAGATTCGATCAACTTGGAAATGACTTCCCGATCATCATAATCGGTGCAGTATATTTCTGACAGCGTTATGCCACCGCGCATAAACCAACACATCTTAAAAAGTTCATCTTTTATGGCCCTTATCTCTTTTTCCATTTTAGTTGCTAGTTGAGTTATCTCGTCTAGCGACAAAGATAAGAGCCTCATTCGAAAAAATTTGCAGGATCAAATGTTAGTGGAACTTCGAGTTCTTCTTCTGAACCGTTGTCAATCATTTCTTGAGTTGCTCGAACTTTAACTGGCTTTAGACTGTTAGTTTTTCTTAAATTGTCTAATCTATCTTTGACTGCATCGTATACACTTTTATCGCAATTCTCCATAAATTCAGCAATGTCCTCTGAAATTTCTGTTGTTCCTGCAGAACTCTCTATTCTATATACTGAACTATTGATAATTCCTACAGTGATATCTGTCAATTTTTTGAAACTATCTCTAAAGGTGTCAACTTTTTGTTCCTCGGATAACTCCGAATTGTTAACTAGATTCATTAATTTCTGTGTTTCAAAATTTTGAATACTAGTCTTGCTAATAGTATGATAGTTAACTGGTTTGATATATAACGCTAGTTCTGTGCCAACATTAATTCGTTCTTCCCAGGTAATTGTTTCGTAAAGTGTGTCTAATAGTTGTCTTAAGTCAACATTGTAGTTCATTTCTTCTTCACCGATGGTGATAGAAGTTTCCATCATCTCACCGTAGGTAGCTAGTCGAATTGCAATCAATACTACATCAAGATCAATACTTGGAATTTCCCATGCATTCTTAATTGCTGGAACACAGTTTTGAATTACATCAACTACAGCTTGCCCATTCATTAGTGCATCGGGCGTTTTTAATAATAATTCATCTCTAGCAGTCATTGAGTATACTGCATATTCACTATTTGGAGACATATCTAAACTACCATCGGCCCAGAATCTGCCCTTACTGGGAAGTTTGATAGAAATTTTTGGTTGCCTCATTAGGCTTGCAAGAGGATTAACTCTTTGTTTTGGTAGGGTATTTTCCATGGTATTAACTCCGATAAATAAGTTTCTGTAATGCTGGTGACTTATTTATATATGCATTTAATTAGGAAAAATAACAATGGCTATTGATACCGCTGTAATGGAGCAGTTACTCCAAAGTTTGCTGAAATTGCATCAACAACAAGGCAAAGAACAAGCCGCGGCCTTTGCTAAAATTGCAAAAGCATCAGGCCTTGATCCTAAAGTTATTGCCAGTGCAGAATCTAAATTAAAAGCATTAGGTGACTCTGCAGAAGAAACTGCAAAATCAACATCTAAAATGAGTAAAGCAGGTAGTGTGGTAGGATCAGCCTTAGCTGATCTAACAACAGGAGTAATGGGCACTGCTGGCAATTTGATAAATTTTGGTCATGCCGCCATGGCGGGAACTGCAAAGGTTAGTGATTTTTTTGCAGCATTTAAGGATCTTCCTATTGTAGGAACTGTTGCAAGTTTATTTGCAGGATTAGTAAAGTTACAAGAAGAAGCTCTTGATAGTTTTAGTTCGTTATCACAAAATGGTATTAATCTAGGTGGTAGTTTGAGTCAATTAAGAATTGACGCATTTTCTACAGGTCTGTCATTACAAGAATATACTCAAATATTAAAAGATAGTTCGGAAACATTAGTACAAATGGGCGGGTCTGCCAGTTTAGGTAAGAAGAATTTTGACGGAATTGCCAAAGCTATGAAAGACGGCGGGTTAACTCAAGAACTATTAAATCTTGGATTTACTGCTCAAGAAGCAAATAATACTATTCTACAGTATGCTAAAACTACTGGAGGAATATCTAAACAAGCATTAAATGATCAAGCAGGATTAGCATCGGCTTCTGCTAGATACGGAAAAGAATTAGATTTCTTAGCAAGACTAACTGGCGAATCAAGAGAATCATTACAGAAAAAATTAGAAGAAGAAGCAGCAGAAGCAAACTGGCAAGCATTTTTAGCATCTAAAGATCAAGCAACAAGAGATAAACTAACTGACGGTTTACAAAAATATTCAACAGTTGCCGGAAAAGCAGGGTCTGATATTTTCAAAGCTGCTGCCCAAGGCATTGCTGTACAGGGCGAAGCAGGACAAATGACTACTGCATTAATGGGTGATTTAGCAGACACTATAACTAAAGATGCAAAACGAGCAAATGATAGAACAGTATCATCTCAAGAATATTTTGCAACTTCCACAAGAAACATGGCATTGGCACAGACACAATCTGCAAGAGGATATCAACAAAATGCAACTCTTTTTCAAGCACTACAGGCTGCTGGAGATCCATTAGGAGCTCAAATGGGAGCTCATGCTAAAAATTATCAAACGTTAACAAACAGTCAAGGACAATTGAATCTTAGTGTAGAAGAAAACGTAAGACGATTTGAAGAAGAACGAAGAAAAGCAAAAGAAGCAGCCGATGCAGCCGACAGCGAAGTTGCTGCAATGAGAGAAATGCAGCAAGCTATGAAAACTTTAGGGTTACAACTATTCACTGCATTAAAACCATTATTGCCGTTAGTTACAGAAATTATTAAGTTTGTAGGACAAAAATTACCCGAAGTTGGGGAAAAAATAAAATGGTTTATTGAAAATTTATTCAGTGAAGATGGTCGATCTAGAATTTTAAGTAAAATTGGAGATTCTTTGGCAGAACTAATTAGTACCATTGCACAAAAGTTAGGCGAAACGGTGTTAGATCAAAGTACTGGTAATACTGGTTTACAGAATAACTTAAATGCTATTAATAAATTTTTACCAACTTATTGGGCAATGAGGGCGCTGGGCATGGAAGCCAATACGGTTAATCCGGCAGCAAGGCCGCAACAACAAAGCCCGGCAGTTCAACAAATTCCTACCGGTCGAAGCGCAGGATCTTGGGGAACTGTGGGGTCGGCTTTTGAGAATTTTGGATCCGGGACTTCTATTGTTGCTCACGGCACTGAAGGAGTTTTTACACCGTCTCAAATCAATCAACTAATGGCTGCTGGCACCGGAAATAATCTCAAAGAGCTGATAAGTCAGTTAAATAACACACAAGCAGAGTTAGTATACCAGATGAGGCAAGTTGCAGAAAATTCCAGAAGGAATGTTCAAGCAACTGAAAGTCTAAGTGGAAATGCTTTTGCATAATTCCGGAGTAACCAAGTGAGTTGGAAAAGATATTTTAATCCCGTTAATACAACAGGCCAAATGAGCCCGCTGTCTAGTGGCAATAGACCTAACATGTCTAGAACAAACTACAGCAGTTATCTTCCGGATGTTTATTCAGGTCACCCAAACAGATTAGAACGCTACGGTCAGTACGATTCTATGGATACCGACAGTGAAGTCAATGCTGCCTTTGATATCTTAGCAGAATTCTGTACGCAGATGAATGATGAAAACGGAACACCGTTTCAAGTTTTCTTCAAAGACCAATCTACATCTACTGAAGTTAAGATCATTAAAAAGTATCTACAACAGTGGACTAAAGCAAATAAATTTCAAATTAGAATTTTTAAGATTGTTAGAAATGCATTCAAGTACGGCGATGTATTTTTTATTCGTGATCCAGAAACACAAAAATGGATGTACATTGATCCTAGCAAAGTAGATAAAGTCATTGTCAACGAAAGTGAAGGTAAAAAACCTGAACAATATGTTATCCGTGATCTCAATGTTAACTTTCAAAATCTAACTGTAACTCAGATTAATCCTACTAATACTAATGTTACTCCGGGCGGAACTGCCTACACAGGCGGCGGCGCACAGCAAAAAGGTATGGTTGGCGGCATGGCCAACAATGCCAATACCAGTAGATTTCAACAAAACGCAAATCAATTTACAATTGACGCTAGACATGTGATTCACATCAGCATGAGCGAAGGTATCGATAATAACTTCCCATTTGGCAACAGCTTAATGGAAACTATTTTCAAAGTATACAAGCAAAAAGAACTGCTTGAAGATGCTATTATTATCTATCGTGTACAACGTGCGCCTGAGCGTAGAGTGTTCTATATCGACGTGGGCAATATGCCAAGCCATTTGGCTATGGGATTTGTTGAGCGTGTTAAAAATGAAATTAATCAACGTCGAATTCCCAGCAGTGTAGGTGGCGGGCAAAACGTTATTGATGCTGCATACAACCCGTTGAGCATTAATGAAGATTATTTCTTTCCTCAAACAGCTGAAGGTCGTGGATCTAAAGTTGAAATTTTACCTGGCGGTACAAACCTAGGAGAAATTGATGATCTTAGATATTTTACTAATAAGCTGTTTAGGGCTTTACGCATACCTAGCAGTTATCTACCTACTGGTGCCGACGACGGAGGATCTTCGTTTAATGATGGTCGAGTTGGAACAGCCTACATCCAAGAATTACGATTCAACAAGTACTGTGAGCGTCTCCAAAGTTTAATGCACGAACAGTTTGATACTGAATTCAAACTGTACTTGCACACTAAAGGTATCAACGTTGATAACAATCTATTTGATATCAAGTTTAATCCACCTCAAAACTTTGCTGCATACCGTCAAGCAGAAATGGATACTGCTCGTGTAGGCACATTTGCCAGTATGGTAGAAGTTCCATTCATGTCAAAACGTTTTGCTATGAAGCGTTTCTTAGGATTAACTACAGAAGAAATTGCAGAAAACGAAAAAATGTGGCGTGATGAGAACTTAGATCAAGGCACAAACTTAAATGCAAGTGCAGAATTACGTTCTGCAGGTATTACTGCAAGCGGAATCGCTGGAGATATCGACGGAATGTCTGGAGCAACTACTCCGCCCGACGATATGGAAGGTGAAGACGGGATGAATCCAGATGGGGAAATGCCATCTGGTATGAGTCCTGTAGGTGGTGGTGGCAGTCCGGGCGGCGCCGCACCTTTATAATTTGGTAAATATAAACATGTTATTACAAGAGTTTATATATTTTGAAAAAGATCAAGCAGGCATGAAGAACAATGACCGCTACGATCCCAACCACGATACTAGTGTAATAACCGATAAAGACAATAGAAAAAGTAGACTGACTCTTAAGATGTTAAACAACTTGAGAAAAGCAGGAGACGCTCGAGAAGTTGAGACTAGGGAAGATTTAGAACTAGTTAGAATTATGTATGCTATTCCGGCAGAGCCGACAGAATAATAACTAATTTAACTTTTAGATGCAAAAATTAAATATTTTTTCAAAGAATTTTGTTATTTGGATTCAAAATAATCCAATCTTTTGTCAGAAACGACCGTTTTTGGCCTATTTCATATAAGTATATCATCTTGGCTGTAAATATACACGACAGCCTTGCCGCATCTAATTAAGGAGAACCCGCAATGTCTAAAAAGTTTGAACAACTTCTAGATTATCTTGTCAACGAGGAAATGGACAAGGCAAATGATTTATTCCATGAAATCGTTGTAGAGAAATCTAGAGAAATATATGAAAACATGATCGCTGAGGAATCAGATGATTACGAAGAAGAATCAGTTGAAGAAACTGATGATTCAGAAGATGATCCAGTTGAAGAAGCTGATGATTTAGAAGACGAAGCCGTAGAAGAAGGCTTTGGTATGGATGACGAAGAACAAGTTGGCGAGCCAGGCGACGAAGAAAGTTCTATGTCTATCGGTGGTGACAATGATCCAGCCGACAGCTTACCAGCTGATGTACAAGATCCAGCAGGAGACGAAGGTGAAGTAAGTTCTGGTGAAGAACAGATCCTAGACATCCTATCTCAATTAAAGAGCGAATTTGAAAATATCGTAGCTAAGAATGGTGGAGCAGGCGACACAGCCGCTGAGCCAGAATTTGGTGATAACGACGACGATGGCGACCATGACATGGATGACCATGACATGGAAAAAGACGACGAAGAATTTGACGACAAAGATGAAAGTATGGGCCAGCCAATGCGTGAATACGTTGAAACCGTAGGCATGAACTGGGACAAAGGTAATACTATGAAATCTCCAGGCCCAGTTGGTTCTGGTAAAGGCGACAAAGCTGGTCAAACTAGTGTTGACAGCAATAAAAGCCCAGTTAGTTCTGGTAAAGGCAAGCCTACAACAGGCGCAACTGCACACAACATCCTTGGCGACATGAAGTCTGCTAGCGATTCAGGTACAGGTACAAGCCCTAATGCTAAAGTTGGCGGTTTCTTAAAGAACCCTCAAGCAATGAATACTGGTAACCAAAATGTTCCAGGTGGAAAAGTAAGCGTTAAAGGTCTAACAAAAGTTGCACAAAACAGCAAGACTCCTGGTCCAGTTGGTTCTGGTTCAGGCGACAAAGCTGGACAAACTAGCGTTGGTGTTGTAAAGAGTCCGTTAAACGGCGCTCCAGGTCGTAACGCTTAATTAGAGAATCTTGATGAAACTAGCTTATCTAAAAGAACATTTAAGTTTTGATCAATCTGGTCTTGTATTAGAATCTGACGACAAAGAAGGCAAAAACCTTTTCTTAAAAGGTATTGCCATCCAAGGCGGGATTCGTAATCAAAATCAAAGAGTTTATCCAGTTAGAGAAATCGAAACTGCGGTTAAAACTCTAAATGACCAGATTCAAAACGGATATAGTGTGCTAGGCGAAGTAGACCATCCTGATGATCTTAAAGTAAATTTGGACCGTGTATCCCATATGATTACTCAAATGTGGATGGAAGGTCCTAATGGATATGGTAAGATGAAAGTTTTACCTACTCCAATGGGGAACTTAATTCGTACTATGCTTGAAGCAGGCGTAAAACTTGGCGTAAGTTCTAGAGGCAGCGGCAACGTTGACGAAAGAACTGGCGAAGTAGCAGACTTTGAGATTATTACGGTCGATATTGTTGCCCAGCCTTCCGCGCCCGGAGCTTATCCTACGCCAGTATACGAACATCTTTTGAATGCAAGAGGTGGTAGTAGAGCGTTTAGGGTGGCGCAAGAAGTACAACAAGACCCAAAAGCACAGAAGCATCTCCAAGAGGCGATGATTCACATAATTAACGGTTTGAAATAACCGCATAGGAGAACGTGATGTTGGACGCATTCAAACAATTAGTAGAATCCGGCGTAATGACAAATGACACAGTCAATGTTATTGAGTCTGCTTTTGCTAAAAAGATTCAGGAGAATCGCGACCTAGTCACTGCTGAACTTCGTGAAGAGTTTGCACAAAAATACAATCATGACAGAAGTGTTATGGTTGAAGCAATCGACAAGATGTTGAGCGAGAGATTGGCCGCAGAAATGGCTGAACTTGTTACAGATAAAAATGCACTAGTGGAAGCTAGAGTTGCTTATCAACACAAGATGACAGGTGATGCTAAAGTATTAGAATCATTTGTACTAAGTCAGCTAGGAAAAGAATTGGTAGAATTCCAAAGTGATCGTCAGAAAGTTTCGGAAAACTTCCAAAAACTTGAGCAGTTCGTAGTACACGCATTGTCCAAGGAAATTAGAGAATTTGCAATTGACAAACGTGATTTAGCTGAAACAAAAGTTAAGTTAGTCCGTGAAGCAACTAGTAAATTTGCTGAGATCAAATCAAGATTTATTGAACGTAGTGCCGCAGTAGTTCAGGAAGCAGTCACAACTAAGTTGACATCTGAAATCAAGCAATTGAAAGAAGATATTGACAGTGCCCGCGAGAACAACTTTGGACGTCGTTTATTTGAAGCATTTGCTAATGAATTTTCTACTTCATATCTAAATGAAAAATCTGAAACAAGTAAATTGTTAAAGATTATTCAGAAGAAAGAAAAAGAAATTGCTGAAGCAAACGTAGCATTAACAGAAAAAGATACTATCGTTGAGTCTAAGAACCGCGAAATTCGCGTTACTAAAGACTTAATGGAACGAAAGACTGTTATGAGCGAAATGTTAGCACCGTTAGGCGCTGACAAAAGAGAAGTAATGCAATCGTTGTTAGAAAGTGTAAAAACTACAAAACTACGTGACGCATTCGACAAATACCTACCAGCAGTGATTGAAGGCGATAAGAGAGTTGCAGCACCTAAAAAAGCAGCACTCAATGAAGGCAAAGAAATTACTGGCGATAAAGAAACCAAGCCAGCGGTAGGCTTAGATAACATTTTAGATATCCGCAAATTAGCGGGTCTAAGATAATTATATTCAAGGAGACATAAATGTCACAATTATTAAATGAAAGATGGTCAGAGACCAAAGAAGCTCTACTTGAAGGCCTATCCGGTGTACGCAAGTCGAGCATGGCTGTATGTTTAGAGAACACACGCAAGTATCTAGGTGAAAGTGCAACAGCCGGTGCAACATCCGCTGGTAACATTGCTACCTTAAACCGTGTTATTCTTCCAGTAATTCGTCGTGTTATGCCGACAGTTATTGCAAATGAAATCATCGGTGTTCAGCCAATGACAGGTCCAGTTGGTCAAATCCATACTCTACGTGTTCGTTACGCTGACAGCGGCGACAACGTAGTAGCAGGTGAAGAGGCTCTAAGCCCATTCAAGATTGCTAGTGCTTATTCTGGTAACAATACTGACAGCAATCCAAAAGCTAATAACACTAGCGCATTGGAAGGTCAACCAGGCAAGCGTATGAGCATTCAAATCTTGAAAGCTCCAGTCGAAGCAAAGAGCCGTAAGCTATCTGCTCGTTGGACTTTTGAAGCTGCTCAAGATGCACAAGCCCAACAAGGTATTGACATCGAAGCAGAAATCATGGCTGCTCTAGCCCAAGAAATCACAGCTGAAATCGATCAAGAGATTCTAACAAGTCTACGTGCTCTAGCTTCAGTTGAACAGACTTATGACCAGTCCCTAGTTTCAGGTACTGCTACATTCGTTGGTGACGAACACGCTGCTCTAGCGATTCAAATCAACCGTGTTGCTAACTTGATCGCTCAGCGTACACGTCGTGGTTCTGCAAACTGGGCAGTTGTTTCCAACCAAGCGTTGACAATTCTTCAGAGCGCAACAACAAGTGCATTTGCACGTACAACAGAAGGTACTTTCGAAGCTCCTACAAACACTAAGTTTGTCGGTACATTGAACGGTGCTATGCGTGTGTATGTTGATGCATACAAGGCTGACAGTGATGACAACAACCAAGTTCTACTAGGTTATAAAGGTACAAGCGAAGCAGATGCTGCTGCGTTCTATTGCCCATATATTCCTTTGATGAGTTCTGGTGTTGTTCTAGATCCTAACACCTTTGAGCCAGTAGTTGGCTTCCTAACACGTTACGGCTATGTTGAATTAAACAACACAGCAAGTTCGTTAGGTAACGCTGCTGACTACTTAGGTAAAGTTGCTATCACAAGCGCAACAGTTAGCTTCAAGTAATCCACTGCTTAAAAAGCAAATCAAAACGCCCTTCGGGGCGTTTTCTGTTAAATAAAGAGTCTAGATTATTATGCGGCACCCACCGCGTAGGGCCTAGAACGCTCATAACTCAAGGAGAAACAAATGGGACGTCCTATTAATAAGAAATTTTTTGGTAACACCAACAGTCCATATGACGATGGACAAACTGGCGGTGCAACAGGTGTAGGCGGCGAAGGCCTTTCTACAGTTGCAATTGTTACTACAGGTTCGGGTTACAGCACCTCAACTACAGTAACATGGGTTGCAGGCACACCAGGTATTCCGGGCGGTACAGTGGCTTCTGGTACAGTAACAGTATCTGGCGCTGGCGCCCCTACGGCGTACAATGTACTAACTGCTGGTAGTGGTTATATAACTACTGCAACATCATTAACATTTACACCTAATCCTACAACCACAGGAACATTTGCAATCAGTTTAACTACTGGCCGTCAAAACGCTCTAAACTTTACAGCGTGGGTTCCAACAGCATCTAACGGTACAGTTAATTCTGGTGGTAGTGCAGTAATTGGTGACATTGTTAAACAACAAGGTACAAGTCGTTACTATGTTAAGACTGTTCAAGGGTACGGCGTATGTAAGTTAGTAGCTGACACTGCATCTATTGGTACAATGGTTCTTGAAGCTAGCGATGCTAACGGTAACACATATTATGTAACTCGTTTAGCATCTAGAAAAGCAAGATTAACTCAGAAAACACAAAACGGTGCCAGTGCATGGGTTTATGCAACTAACGATTTAGCAAAATGGACACTTGCTGCTGCCAATGGCACAGACAAGACTCTTGTCACTACTACAGTTAGCATTAGCAACGTTTAATTAATATTAGTTGAATAAAAATAGCTGCTTCGGCGGCTATTTTTTTAGGTAAATATTCTTATGTATTCCAACAAGCCTACTAATTACTATCCTAAATGGTATTATCCTCATTCTATATCGCAAGATTCTGAAGCAATAACTCATGTACCTTGGGATTCTACTGGTAATTTTACATATATAAAATCTAGAGATCTTACACAGACTAAAACTATTGCACCGTTAAAGCATATACCAAACTCTTTTTCTACTCCTATTAGAAATAAAACATGGTATTTGAATTGCATGTTTCAACTGGGTCGAGAACCAGGTCAAGTAAACGGAATACAACTTCAGATACAAATGGATAGGGGCGCCCGCATTGTTGACGACACTATTCAATTAATATACAACGGTTCTCCTATTGGAGATAACTTAGCAACTCCTGAAATTGAAACATTAAAAACTTACGGCAATGCATGGGGATTGACTTGGACTGATCCCGATGTATATGCAATGACCAGCGGCGACTTTGGTGTTGTTTTAAGATTTCAAAGTAATTTTTCAACCCCGCATACTACTACTCCTGCAATTGATTTTGTAAGAATGAGATACACTGTTGAAGGTGAGACTGTAATTAATAAACAAGAAGCTCGACCTAACATCGGTTGGACAATGTCATTGACACTAGACAAATTTTGGAAAAGAGGTGAACCGGGGGAGATGCCTGAAATATCAGAAGAACAGGAAGGCGGCACTACTAACCCGGAAGATGGATATGCAGGAAGTGGTGCATTTGTAGGAAGTTTTGGATTTGTAGGATCGTCGGGATTTACAGGTTCTTCGGGATTTACAGGAACTACTGGTTTTACAGGTAGTATTTTTGGATTTATAGGCAGTGGATTCCGAAATATTTCGTCATACAATGTAATCCCAACAATTGCATTCTTACCAGTTACGGGCGCTTATACATATCAAGCATTCCTAGTACAGGATACAAATCAAATATTTTATTGGGATAATGTGTGGATCTTGGTAGCATCACCATAAACCCATTAACACGATAAATATTGCAAAGGAAATAGAGATGTCAACAGTCAATATAGTAAGAGTACCAGGAGATTATCAAGTTGTTGCCAAAAATGGCGGCATAATTCTGGATGTCTACAATGACGGCACATTGCATCCTGCAACATCTGGTACAGTAACAGTTTATGGAGATTTGAATGTTGTGGGAAATACAACATATATTTCCACAACCAATACTAACATTGTAGATAATATCTTAATGCTTAACAGCGGTGAGACCAACGGCTATGTTACTGGAGGATATTCTGGTATAGCAATTTCTAGAGGATCTGTTAATACACTTACTAATGCCGCTGCATTATTATACAACGACACTGCATACTGGAGTTACGATACAATAACAACCGGCACTCAAGGTGTTTGGGAATTTTCAGTCGGGGACGGAATCCAGTTAGCAACAAGTGCTATTAAAACTAACGCTATTAGAATTGGTGGCGGGAGTTTCTTAAACTTATTTGGCCGAGAGAATCCAAATGCAGTGTTAAATGTTAGAGGTACCACTGATTACGAACTTCAAGTTCTTGACGACGATGATATCCCAAACAAAAGATATGTAGATGATAAAGCATATTCTGGAGAAGAATTTACTAAAAAGGTTAGAGTAGGCGGAACGTTTATTGAACTCAACGACCCTGCTGTTATTTTTTCAGATCCGCAGTACTATTCAAATCCGCCTAAAATATTTATGGGATTTGGGTCCGGCACAAATGTTGTTTTTACATTAGAAGGTACGGATGCTAATATACAAGGTTTATATATTGCTGACACAAACATATCTGTTAATGCTTCTAGAAGTAGTCAAAGTATTAGAATTACTCCCTACAGTACAGGTACCGTCGAAATTGCGTCAGCTTTAAGTTTGGCAAATATTAATCCACCGCGTGTCAAACCATTACATACAAATGTATATAGCACGTCTACAATTGGTGGCGGTGGCACCGGCGTGTATTTTGTAAATACACAGCAATCGGATGAATTAGTAAGTAGAAAACGTGCTATCATTTACGGATTAATTTTTTAAGGTTATACAAATGGCGATACAAAATACACTGGTAACATTTGCTTCTGCAATTCCAATCTTCACGGCAACTACTGGAACAGAGTTTGCAGTAACAACAATGATGTTCTGCAATACTGATGGTACCGACGATGCTTATTTGGATGTTTGGGTAGTACCATTTGGGTCAGTACCCGGTACTCCATTAGGACAAATTCTTAAGAATGTTCACATCCCTACCCTAGAAACATTTGTAATGGACACTGAAAAATTACTTCTACAAAGTCAAGATGCAATATGGGGACAAGTTAACGCAAATGCAAACCTAAAAGTTAATTCAACAGTGAGCTATGTGCAGATATCATGAAATATGTAAAGAAATCATCCATAGTTAGAAACGATCCGATGACAAATCGGTTTGCTGTTCTAGAAAATGGTAGAATAGTTACGACCACTAGAGTTTCTATGGAGATTCCTCGAGGCGACGATTCTACGCGGCCCGGCTTATATATTGATGGTATGGTTAGATATAATGCAGACTTAACTGAAGCAGAAATGTATAATGGACTAGGGGCTGGATTAGGATGGGAAGTTATTAGAACTGTAAGACCAGCCCCTATAACAGTACAGACATTAGGGCCGGGTAATTATGCAACATTTGATTTTGGTCCCTTACAATACAGTAGTGGGGAGTTTTATACAGATTTCACAAGCCCACAAAATATATTTGTTTTTGTAGAAAATGTATGGCAAATTCCCACAACAAACTACACCTTGATTCAATCTGGATCAAGGGTATATGTGCGATTTAACGAAGCGCCACCTGCACTCAAGTACATAACTGTAATGCTAGGATACGACGGATACTTCCCTCCATTCCCTACTCCTTAAACTCCTTAAAAATTATTTTGGTATAAATAACTGCGATGCCAAATGGTTGGCAGAATTAACTGTGGTAAACCCGCAACGTAAGGTGGTTCTTGGGTGTGATACCCAAAGTTGAGGAGCTCAAATGGCTATTGGTCGTATATCTGGTCCGTTATTGGCGGCAAACTTGTTCCGCGATGGGTTTGACATTGCTTTTTATAACGTAAACAGCACGACTGAAGATCCGATATTGTTCCTAGACGTTACCGGTACTAGAGTCGGTATTAGAAAAGACACTCCGTTATATCCTTTAGATGTTAAAGGCACAATTAACGGTGACGTATTAAGAATTGTTGAAACAACTCCAGGTACTGGAAATGGTACTATTGGTAAAATCTACATTTCAACAAACACTATCGCATCCATCACGGGCCCAATTAATATTAAACCACAAGGTGGCGATGATATTAATTTACAAAGTAATGTAACTGTTTCGGGCGATTTACATGCAACAGGTAATATCACAGCCGATGGTGATATTGGGCTAGGTGATAGGCCTACAGACAAAATTAAAATTAACGGTACTGTTGACAGCAACATTGTTCCTTCCGTTGATAATACATATAATATTGGAGCCCCAGATGCTACCTGGGAAGCTGGATATTTTCAAGAATTAATTGCAAACAAACTTTCCAGTACTACTGGAGGCATTTCTATCAATCCTGCTGACGGGCTTTTAGAAATCAACGGTCAAATTAGAGTTAACAGTCCTAACAAACCATTAGGTACTGCTCCAGTAGTTACTAACATTTTGTATGTTACTATGGACGGCAGTGATACTAATGATGGATCTGCAATGGATGCAAGCCGTGCTTGCCGTACAATAAAAGGTGCCACATTAAGTCCGTTATATACTCCTGGAACAAGCATTAGAGTTGCACCTGGTAGATATTATGAAAATAATCCTATCTTAATGCAACCTTCTACTAGTATTCTTGGAAGTGACTTGCGTACTACATTTGTTGAACCTCTAAATAAAACACAAGATTTGTTCCACGTACAGTCTGGTTGTTATATTGCTCAATTACAAATGAGTAACGGCCGCAGTGGTCTACTACCTATCGAAAATTCTAGTGGTTATAATAGAGGAGCATATGCAACGGCATTTCCTCCTCTAGTAGATGGCCGCAAGATAGATGTGTTCAATTCACCGTATATTCAGAACTGTACTAATCAATCAGGCCCGTGGTTAAAAGATGGTACATTATTTTTTCCTAACCAAACTGTACAAATTCCTAATGCAGTTGGTGTCGGTTCTTGGACTGCAAATACTAGCACACTAGTTATAAATTTAAGTACTGGAACTATTGCTGTTGGAGATAGTATTAATACTGGCCAACAAAATTTAGGATTCTATGATGCTAGAACATTGATTCTTGCTAATAAATCGTACATCCAAGAACAAACAATCAATTGGATCAATTATAATATTGCAACGGCTAGTACTAGTTCAATATGGTACGGATTCAGTTATGCCCGTGCCAAGTGTTATCGAGATGTTGGTATTATTTTAGAAAATGTATCATATGATACTACATTTGGCGGCAACGAAAAATCTGTTGAAAGTGGACTTGCATATTATCGCGGCGTTATTAGTTTAATTGCTGGTCAAGAAATTCAAACAGTAGCAGCCATTAATTATGTTAATTCGTTAACACAGGCAGTTATCGTTAATTCAACTAGTACACTGTATGGATCAGTAACTGCTCCGCAAGTAATTAATACCGCATTAACTGGTGGAGCAATTGCTAGCGCAGGTTTTGCCAACAACATTAATATTATTACTGACATTATTACAAACGGCACTGATGTTGCTCCGACTATCTTTAAGAGTTCAGGTCCTGATGCACAGACTATTAGTGCCGAAGTATTATTGCAAGCTAACAGAACATTTGTACGAAACGAAGTTACTGCATGGACTGATTATACATTCTCTAGCATAAACTATAGTGAAGACAAGTGCAAACGAGATTTGAATTTAATTGTTGATTCGATTGGGTTTGATTTACTATATCCTACAACTAATAGTTCTCAAAGTGCGTTTGCTGGATTACAGTATTGGGAACAAAACGGATACACCGGCCAAATTGCCAACGAACTTTCTACAACTACTAACGCCATTCGTTATGTTCGAGATTTAATTCAAGAAGTTGTACAAAACGTTACTACCGGAGTTCGATATCAATCTACAGAAACACAGGTTACTAATCTTGTTCAAGGTTCAGAAGTTGAAGCTACTCTGTTAACTAATGAATTTAATTTAATTTTAGATATTATTGTAAATGGCACAGTAGGAGTTACTGATAGAATTATTCCAAATAATGGAACTCCGAGTTCTGTTGTGTCTGTTAATAATGCCTATAATGTTCTACAAGCTAACAGGGTATATATTATTGCTGAAGCAATTGCATTTGTTGAACAAAATAAATCTATTGGGTTTACATATAATCAGGCAACGTGTGGTCGAGATGTAGGACACATGATCGACAGTGTAAGTTTTGACTTGTTGCATGGCGGAAATAAACAAGCTGTGCAGAGTGGCGTATATTATTATTCATTCAATGCATCTGCATCTGCAATCGTTAACGAAATTCCACAGACAGTGTATGCGTACAATACACTAACAACTATTGTTTCTGATCTAGTTCAAAATATTGTTATTGTTCCTAAGCAAACAAAAGTTTCTCAAAATATATCACTTCCGGCAGCAACATCTTCCGAAGCTATTGACCTAGCAGCATTAGTTGGAATAATTTTGAGTATTATTACTACTGGTCCTAGCGTGGTTACTACTAAAGAACCAATTAGCTTAACAAGAGTATCTAGTGTCGATATTGAAAACGCATTTGCAATTTTACAAGCAAATAAAGAATTTATTAGAGAAGAAGTAGTTGCTCGAGTAAACGATAGATTCTTTAGAACTCATTCTTACAATCAAGATAAGTGTCGTAGAGATGCTGGATTAATTGTTGATTCAGTTGTGTTAGATTTATTATTTCCAACTGCTGGAAATAGTCAAAGCACGTTTGCAGGACTACAATATTGGAATAACACCGGTACTGTGATTCCGGGACAAGTTACAACTACTACTAATGCAATTCTTTATGCAAGAGATTTGTGTAAGAAAATTCTTGTTAACGATACAAGTAATCCAAGATTCTCTACAGGTACTCAGATTATTTCTTTACCAGCTGCTACAGAAGCTGAAGGTATTGAATTAGCTACCAAATTTGATGCAATGGTAGATATTATTACTACCGGCACATCTGGAGTTTCTGATAAGATTGTGCCTAATGGAATAGAACCATCATTTAAGATTGATGTTAGACAAGCTGTTGATATATTAATTGCTAATAAAGTTTACATCCAGCAAGAAGTTGTATCTTGGGTAGATTACAATAAAACAGTCGGCTGGGTATATGACAGAGTCAAATGTGAACGAGACGCAGGCTATATTATTGACAGTGTAACATTTGATTTGTTATACGGCGGAAATAAACAATCCATTCAAAGCGGAGTTTACTACTACGGATTTAATGCTGGCTCGAGTGCAATCTATGGTCAAACTACAGCAACTATTGCAGCATATAATAGAATTCATACTATTATACCTGATATTATTAGAGGTATTGCAGTAACACCGTATCAATCTACTGAAAAACAAATATATGGGGTGTCTTCTCAAAATACTTCAACCATTGCCGTAGCAGTTAGTAAGATTAACACAATTACAACTATTATTTCTAGTGGTACTTCGGTTGCAGCAGCACCGAGTCCAATTTCTTTAATTGCAAGTACAAGTACTGATGTAGTTAATGCATCTGCAATCATTTATGCTAACCGAGAATTTATACAAGCAGAGACAGTTGCATACGTAAATCAATTCTTTGCATTTGATTATAATAGAGCCAAGTGTTCGCGAGATGCCGGTCTAATTGTTGATGCAGTGACGCAAGATTTAATTCTTGGTGGAACTACAAAGGCAGTTGAAGCAGGTATTAGTTACTGGTTAGGTACTAGAAGTTATATTGATGGACAGATTCCTCAAACAGTAGGCGCCGTAAACAGAGCAAAAACTGTTGCTCTTGATATTATTCAAAATGTATTAGTATCAAGAACTAGTGGCAACGGCACTGAACAAATTACCAACTCATATTTTGCCGGAGGCGCATTTGCATCCGGCGCAGTTGCCAGAAGTTTTGACATCATCACTAACATTATGCAAAACGGTCCATCGGCTGCACCTGCAACTTTTGTTGGATCAGGATTATTTGCAGCGACAGGCATTAGTAATAATGACACAAAAATTGCTACAAAAGTTACAAGTGTTTCTAATACAGGAAGTACCTACACCGTTGGTATTGATACCCCCACTGTTGGCCTAGCTACTAACGCAACTTTATATTTTGGAAGAACTGCGGTATTTCCAAAATTAGACAGCGAATTTACCTCTCAAGAACTTTTAGATTGGAAACAACGAACAGTGGATCCAAACGGCTCTATGGGCGGAAGTTTAGTCGACGGCGCTGTTGTAAGCGATCGAAGCCCGATTAATTCTTTTGTTTACGATGCATTTACACAGGTAAATCAAGGTGGCCGCGGCATACATATTATTAATAACGGTTATGCACAGTTAGTTTCTGTGTTTACAATCTTCTGTTCAACCGCAGTAGAAGTTACAGATGGCGGAATTGCATCAATTACAAACAGTAATGCAAACTTCGGCGACTTCTGTTTAGTTGCTAAAGGTAAAGGAAGGTTAGATTTCCAAGGTACTGTATATAATCCAGCGTATCCAACATTTGCACAGTCGGGTGAACAGACACAAAATGGTCAATATTATCCAAATGGATTTTGGCCACAAAATGCAGAATTGTTAGCATTTATTCCTGACACCGAAGAAAGACCGCACATTGGTCAAGTAATGGAAGTTATTCCGCCAACATATGTCTTGACAGATACTACAGGTGCTGGCAACTTTGTTGAAACACTATATGTTAATGATCAAGGCTTGCCAGGATTCTTAAATGCAGCACCAAATTTGGCTGTGTTATCTACCGGTACAATTAAAATTGATAATATTAATACAGACGGTATTGCAATTGGAAATACTATTCATATTCGAGATCAGTTTGGTAGCTTTACTGACAGTGTAGGAGTACGTTATGCAACTACTGGAACAGTAGTTACAGACATTAGCTTCCAATCCGTTACAATTAGCACTGCTCTTACATCTGGTGGCGGTGAAATAGCTAATCCTAATTTCTTTACACTGTTGTTTACTGGAAATGCATATTATAATGTTTTAAGTAGCAGATTAGTTCCTACGCCAATAACACCGGGGCAAACTACAATTCCGGGACAAACTATTCTCTCT